TTGTCGTGCGACGCCGTGTTGGTTGACGAAGTGTTTGGCGTGTCGCCCGAAGCAATTGACGCCGGCCTTATGCCGACGATCCGTGCGCGGCCTAATCCGTTGTTCCTCATGTTTTCAACAGCCGGAACGGAAGATTCAACCGTGTTTCTTAGGTACCGGGAACAGGGGTTGCGTGCCATAGATTCGGGAAAGTCAGGGCGCCTGTATTTCGCCGAATTTTCGCCCGGGCCAGAACTTGACCCCATGTCGCCGGCCGCGTGGGAATATGCCAACCCGGCGTTGGGGTACACGTTGGAAATGCGAACGTTGGAGGCCGAAGCCGAATCGCCTGACCGGGCGGCGTTTTTACGGGCGTCGGTCAACCTTTGGGTTGCGTCCGACCGTGGTTGGATTCCGCCCGGCTTATGGCCGGAACTACGTGTCGACGACGCGTTGCCGGCCGGCGGCGTTGTCGCCGTTGAAACGTCGTTGGACGAATCCCGATATTTTGCGGTTAGGTCGGTCGTGTTGCCTGACGGCCGCGTTGCGTCAACCGTTGAATTCCATGTTGACACGTTGACCGAATGTTTGGCAGAAATAAGCCGGCTCGGTCAGGACGCCCGAAACCGGTTCGCCGTGTCGCCGTCAATTGACCTACATTTTCCACGCCAATTGGAACAGCGCAAGTCAATTGTTGGTTACGCCGAATTGTTGAAATGGACGGCGCCCGTGCGTGCGCTTATTGACCAACGCCGCGTCGCCCATACCGGCGAAACAATGTTGGCGGAACACGTACAACGGGCGGTTGCTGTTCGCGCCCAAAACGGGATTGCCCTGTCGTCGCAACGTTCGTCGGGGCCAATCGAATTAGCGCGCTGTTTAGTTTGGTCGGTTGCCATGGTTTCACGGCCGGCGGCATACGGAAAACCAATGATCGTTGTCGCCGGCGGATAACGTGCGGTCGGCATTGGCGGCGTGTTCCCTTGGCCTTTCGTCGGGATCGGCTTCCCCCCACGTCGCCAATGCCACCAACCCGACGGGACGTCGGTAATACTTTCGGCGTGGCAACGTTTGGGAAGAAAAAGGCGGCGCCGGTTGCGGCCGAATTGAAGGCGGCTGTTGGCGCATATACGGGCGCCGGCACGGGCGCCGCAATGATCGGCCAATATTATTCGTATCAAGAAGGCGAAGCCCGTAACAGGGCTGTTGCTGTTCCGGCAATTACGCGGTCGCTAAACCTGTTCAAGTCGGTCATTGGTTGTATGCCACTTCGCATGTTCAACGAACGTTGGTTGGACGGCGAACGCGAAAAGGTTTACCTTGACCCTCGGTCATGGTTGCGGCGCCCTGATCCGTCCGTCCCGTACCAATTTCTCATGTCGTGGACGCTTGACGATCTAGTCATGGCAGGCCGCGCGTTTTGGTACGTGACGTCGCGGACACGTGACGGGTTCCCGGCATCGTTTACACGCCTACCGGCCGGTTCGATTCAAACGCCCGACATGGGTAACGGCCCTGTATGGTTCGGCCCGTCAAAACAGATTTTCTTTCAGGGCGGCGAATTGGACGTTGACAACGTGATTCAATTTTTGTCGCCGGCGCAAGGCTTGATCTATGCGGCGCCCGGCGCCATTGAAACCGCGTTGAAGATTGAAGCCGCAAGAAATAGGAACGCGTCAAGCCCGATTCCGTCCGGGATTCTTCAACAGCGCGAAGGTTCTGAACCAATGTCAGGGCAGGAACTAACCGACATGGTGTCGGCGTTTGAAGCGGCACGACGCAACGGAAATTCTATTGCGGCCCTAAACCAATACGTCGAATTTCGCGAAACGGCGACAACGCCAGACAAAATGTTGTTGATCGACTCGGCCAATTATTCGGCGCTAGAGGCGTCCCGGCTTGCGTCCGTGCCGCCGTACCTTGTCGGCGTGTCAACCGGTTCATATTCGTATCAATCGTCGCAACAGGCCCGGCAAGACCTGTATTTGTTCGGCGTCAAAATGTATGCCGAAGCAATCGCCGAAACCTTGTCTATGGACAACGTGCTTCCGCGTGGAACGTTCGTTGAATTCTACGCCGACGAATATTTGGAAGAAAACTACGGCGGCGAGTCTGAAAACATGTCCGACGACATGCCCGAAGAAAATACCGGCGAACGGCTTGCCGGCTACGTACGATCCAAACATGTTTAGGTTTCAAGCCGAACCGGTCACGCTTGACGCGGCGCCCGGCGAAAACAAGTCGCGCACTATTACCGGCGTCGCCGTCCCATGGGACAAGCCTGCTGTCCTGTCTGGCGGCGAAACCGTCATGTTTCGTCGTGGCGCGTTTGACGTCAACGCTAAGCCGGCAAAGTTGGTTGAAAACCACGACCTGACCGCATTGCGCGGAACCGTGACAGAACTAGTTGACGCGGACGACGGCCTTTTGTTTACGGCCACGTTTGCCAACACGGCGGCCGCCAACGACGCCGTCGAATTGGTCAAGGCCGGCGCCTATGACGCCGTGTCCGTCGGCGCAACGCCGATTGTTGCCAAGACAAATGCGGACGGCGTCGTCATCGTTGAAAAAGCGCGACTAGTAGAAATTTCGTTAGTCGCCTATGGCGCTTACGACGACGCGAAAATTACCGAAATTGCGGCGGCGGAGGAAATCCCCGAAACCGTTGCGGATAGTGACAATACTGAAACCGTAATCGAGGAAAAGGAAACGTCAGACATGACCGAGAACACGCCTGCCCACGTTGAGGCGACCATTCCGACCGCGCCAATTCCGGCGGCCCCGAAGCGTCGTTTTGACATTCCGACTGTCGGCGAATACATGGCCGCTTACCATATTGGCGGCGACACGTTCCGCAACGTTGCGGCCGTCGTCACCGAGTTCACCGAGTCGCGCCGTACGGCGTTTGAAGCGGCCGCCGGTGACACGACGACCACGAATACGCCGCTGTTCCCGGTGCCGCTACTCGGCCCTGTCTTTCAGGACTTGAACTACGTGCGCCCAACCGTGGCGGCCGTTGGGGCGCGCGCCATGCCGGACGGCGGAAATTCAAAGACTTTTATCCGTCCCACGTGGACGACGCATACGTCGGTGGCCGCACAAGCCGCCGAACTTGACCCGGTGTCTGCAACGACGCCCGTTATTGCGGCAAACGTCGTGTCGAAGCAAACCGTAGCCGGCGGCGTGACCCTGTCAATTCAGGACATTGAGTTTACGAACCCGGCGGCAATGGACATTATTGTTCGCGACCTTGTCGGACAGTACATGTTGAAGACCGACGACATTCTTGCCGACGCAATCACAACGGCGGCAACGGCGTCCGGTTCGACATGGACGGTTACGGCCAACGATCCGTCAACCCTTATTGCCGCCATGTACGACGCGGCCGGCGACATTCTGACCGCGTCAAACTTCCTGCCTGACACCATGTTCGTTTCCGTGGACGTTTGGAAGAAGTTGGGCGGACAGTTGGACGGCGACAAGCGACCGGTTTTCCCGTACACGGCGACCGCCGGCCTTATGGGCGTCAACGGTATGGGTTCGGCCAACATTACGGTTGCCAACACGTTCAACCCGTTCGGCCTCAACCTTGTCGCGGACAGGAACTTTGCGACCGGCACGCTGTATGTAGCAAAGCGCGACGCAATTGAGTTCTACGAACAGGTGCGCGGCATTCTGTCGGTTGAAGTTCCCGGAACGCTTGGCCGCACCATGTCCTATTACGGATATGTTGCGCCGTTCGTTGCGGACGCCGACTTGGTCAAGTACATCGTCGTCGCCTGATCGGTACACGGCGCCGCAATGGCCGTTTACACGGTAACCAACCGGTACCGGGTTGACGACTTTGCGGTTGTTCAACTATTGACCGAAGCCGACCTAGTCGTCGGCGGAACAATTGTCGTGGCCGGCGTTGAAGCATCATTCAACGCCACCACGACTGTTCGCGCCCTGCCCCAATACCTGTTTATTGGGGTTGACGACGAAGGCGACCTGTTGTTCAACGATCAGGTACCAATTGCCAATCAGGTTTTATATGCGGCTGTTGGTGACAATGTTGAACGTATTGCGTCAACCGGAACCGTCACTTACACGCCGACGTGTACGTGGATTGCGGCCGGCGACGTGTCGGCATGGTTGAACATTCCGGTAGTGTCTGCCAACGACACGGCGCTAATTACGCAAGCCGCCGCCGCTAGTTCCCAATTCATGTTTCGCCGCCGGCAAGAATCCGGTTACGTCGATTCGCTAACAACCGTTCCGTCGGCCGACGTCCGGTTGGCAACCGTCATGTACGCCGGCGCTATTTACCGTATGCGCGGTTCGCTCGGCGAAGCGTTTGCGTCGTTTGACCAAATGGGGAACTACGCCATGCCCGGCCTGACCGCCCCAATAAAACAATTGGCAGGCATTGACCGGCCGGCTATCGCCTAATGGCAACAGACTTTTTAAACGTGGCGCTTGACGCGCTTGCGGTCAAGTTGGCCGGCATTACCGGCCTACCGGTAACGCGTGACCCTCGGAACATTACGCCCGGTTGCGTTCTGATCGGCGCCCCAACAGGCGACAACTTCACCTATAAATCGGTTGAATTGGAAGTTCCGGTCATTGCGATTTCGTCCGGCCCCGGCAACCTTGACGCGCTTGAACAACTGTTAGGGATCGTTGCCAAAGTCACGGCCGAAAACCCTGCCATGGTTGATTTTCGGCCCACGACGGTTGCGATTGGCGGCACGGACGCGCCCGGCTACGAAATGACAATCAAAATGGCGGCTATCGCGTGACGTGGCGTGTCCTGTCTTCATTGGTCGGCAAGCCCGGCGACCTGTTCATTCCGCCGCCGGGAACCAATGTTGAGGCGCTAGTCGTAGGCGGTTTTATTGAACCGGTCGGAACGATTGACGCGGAACCGGCGTCAACGCGTCGTAAAGTCAAACGGAACACGGAGGAATAAAACGTGGCAACGAATCAGTATCTATCTAATCCGGTCGTCAAGATCAACAGCGTTGACCTAACCGGATTCGCAACGGCGGCGTCGGTTGTTGTTGCGTTCGAGCCTCAGGACAACACGACGTTTGGTTCAACGGTTAGAACAAGCGTCGCCGGGTTGGGCGCCCATAGCGCAAGTGTCACAATGTTTTTGACGTACGCGGCCGCCGAAGTTTATGCGACGCTTGCGCCGCTTGTCGGGACGCAAACAACGTTGGTCGTCAAGCCGACTTCTGCGGCCGATTCGGCGACGAATCCGGGGTTCACACTTAGTTCAAGTCTGTTGGCCGAGTTGCCGGTCATTCAGGCCGAACTTGGTTCGCTAAACCAAATTACGATCAATTTCATTGGCGGAACATACACCGCCGACGTCACACCGTAAACAAAATCCGGCGCCGCCGGCCCGACACGGAAGGCAACAACTATGGCCCTACTAACGATTCGTTACACGTTGAAAGGCGCCGACCCTGTAACCGTGGGAACGTCGCTTGCCGACTTGGTCGCATGGGAACGCCGCTATAAATCAAAGGCGTCAAGACTAGGCACGGAACTTGCTATTGAGGACTTGGCCTTTCTCGCCTATGAAGCGACAAAGAGCAATGGCGGAACCGTCCCAATCGTGTTTGACGATTTTGTCAAACAACTTGCCGACTTAGAAGTCGTAGCGGACGAACCCGTAAACCCTACGGACGCGAGACTTGGCGCCGAAGTCTCGCCGAACTCCTAATCGAATACGGGTTTTGGCCGCCTAATATCCCGTTCGACGTACACGATTTGGCTACCGTCCTACACGTGCGAAACGAACAGGCCCGAGCGGCGCAACAGCGGCGTCGCTAAACCATGGACGGCGCAAAGGTTGAAATTACGGGCGTAAAAT